GCCGCATTACGCGCTTGTACTTCTAATGGCGAAAGGCCAGCTACTTGTTGTATTGGTATCGGTATGGGTTGACCCATGAGGCCAAGATCGCCCGGTTGCCCAGTGCCGAAGTAAGACGCAAGAATATTTCTTGTCGCCATCTCCATTGCTGGATCGGCATAGGTCTGCCCTGCACGAGGAAGAACAACAGGCAGCGTATCGTCAGTTTGCACCGTACTACTTTGTAAAAGATTCATAACCATGGTTAAGCTTTCCTCATCGCTTGCTCGCCTGCCTTCTGTAAGGCATACATCATGCGAGCGCCTTTTCGTCTTTGCTCTTCTTTGCTGCCATCAGCACCATTTAACTTTCCAACCCCACGAACCGCTTTAGCATTTACAACAAACTCGCCATCGCTAAGCATTGCAGGAATGTCATCACTTGTCTCTGTCCCTGGGCCAGATATGGGGCCATTCATTCTGGGAAAATCTACATCGCCACCTTGTGCAAGAGCAGCTAATCCACCTCCTTGCATGCCTTTAGCCATGGCCGCAAGCTTGGCAATCTGAGCAATGTCCGCGCCATTAGATGAACTTGCGCTTGGATCTCTTCCTGCAGATGGGTTTGATTTCATGCCGCCTCTGCTTTGCATAATTAATGCAATCAACTGTTCTTTTGACATTCCTTGAAGATCTGATGGCGCTTGAGAAGATGAACCGCCAGCCAACTCAGAAGAAAAATCTTTTAACTTGCTGCTTAACCCAGTCATCATGGAGCCAAACTTTTGCATACCAGTTGGCTCAGCAGTTGGCGTGCCGCCATATAAATCCATTCCTCCGGGCATGCCTCCACTGCTCATTTCAACAGGCAAGCTCGCAATGCCGCCCTCTGCGGCCATCATAAGGCTGTCGCCACCTATGTAATCTTCAAAGTCTTCTATCTTGAATATGCCATCGTTCAACATGTCACGAGACTTGATGAAGTCTTCTATTTTTAATGCTTCTTCAAAATCTCTTTCATTTTGTTCAACAAGAAGATCATCTATTAGTCTTTGGTTTTCTGCGTTTATTTCTCTGCCTCTGAAAGCTGGGCCATCTATGGTGGGTTCAGATTTATACAAACCAAAAGTGCCGCCTGTCGAGGGAGTTGTGGTTGCAGGGGGAGCTATGTTTGCCTGTGGATAAAAGTCAGCCGTAGTCCCTGGGCGATTCGCATACGCCATGCCGGGGAGTGCTTGATAAGCTAAAGACCGCGCATATGGATTTGGCGCGCCACCTAAAAAAGTGGAACTTCCCTGCAGTTGAGGCATCTTTTCCTGAAGAGGGCTAGCAGCAAATCTTTTATAAAAAGAATCATCAGATAATATGTCAGAAGCGCGCGCCCTACCTTTGGTTTGAAGGGCACTTAATTCTTTGCTCGACTTTGGTTTTTTTCCCATATCAGTTACTCACCTGCTTAACACTTCCATCGCCGTCTGGCCTGTCTTAGCCTAGAGTTAGGATCTTTTGCTGCTTTTGGAAACTTCTTCATTTGCCCCGCAGATCGTGCACAGAACGACTTTCTGCGCGCTGCACGCTTCCCTGTAGGCTTACTCTCCGTAACAGCAGTCTGGAGTTTACTACCCGGATTGGCTTTTCGATACGCTTTTACACCAGCTTCTGTCATGCCAGCGCCTTGTTTTGTAGGGCGAAAGTTCTTTTTATTGCGCTTCGGCATCTTGTCGCGGCGTCGTTTCTTGACTTCACCGCCACCGTTGAACTCTTCTGCGTATCGTCTAAACATCAGGAATACCTAGTCCGCTTACGTCGATCTGACATAACAGCACCACATCCACGGTGATTACGGCGAACTTCGCCACCATTTGCTTTCTTCACAATGGTCTTTACGTTGGTCGGTTTGCCGCCCACACCTTGTGGCTTTGCACGCTTGCGCGTAACAGCGCTACGCCGCTCCCCTTCAGTCATAGAGTTTGCTCTTGACCTAGGCACACACTTTGGATACTTACGCTTTGAGCCTTTTACCTTGGCACGGCCACACTTTTGAAACTTACCGCCTTTCTTCGGTGCTCCAATATCGACCCAATCACCTTTTGGGCCTTTGCCGAACCACTCTTTTAAACTCATACGATCCTAGTTGGCTTGCGCTTGTTAGGCAGCATGCCACTAAATCCTCTTGGGTCTATTACGCGAGCGCGCTTAGCAGCAAATCCCCCCGCATTCATGTTTCTTGGCTTTGGCCCTTTGAAGTCTTTGCGCTTTACACCAGATGGATCTTTGATCTTGCCTGCGCAGATCTTGCTTGCGTAAGCATTTGCATACGCAGAAGGGTAAACCTTGAATTTACGCTTGGCTGCAGCCTTGCCTCGTGCACATAGTTTTGTCATGAACCTACACTCACTACGATTGCTCCTTCATTTACAACTTGAACAGAACCAACTTGACCTTGTGCTTCTAATGAAAGATTGGCGCTAGTTAAAGTTATCCACTGATCGCCATCATACACTTGCAAAGCATTTATAGTCGTGTTCCAGATTAGATCACCAGCGTTAAACTTTAAAGTATCTCTTTTGTTTTCAGTGAATTGCGCGGTGGAGTCTGGATCAAAAGAATCTAGGCTAAGTTCTAGCAGGCGAACTGTTCTGTTAAATGTTGTCCCATCAACACCATTATCGCTGTTAACAAGAGGCAGTCTGCCTTTAAGAACCTTGCTCATCTTCGACCATTAGACTGTATGTCAAGACGAGTTCCGCCCACTCTAAAGCCAACGCCTAGTTGAGCATCGCTTGCTGCATCATCGTCAGACTCAAATCTGACAGCGGCTTGTCGGCCTCTAGCCCTTGTATCCACCTTGGTTGTTGATCCAGTAATCGCTGTAGTTTGATCGGTGGTGAGATCGCTGCCTGGGAAGTTGCGAGTCTTCATAACAACGTTGATTACTTGGTCAGACCCACCTGTGCCAGTGAACTTAATGTCGGGGATCATGCGACGAATAAACTGAAACTCCTCGCCATCTCCTATATCAAAGTCAGCAGATTCAATGAACACGTTTGTCATTGGGCTGCCATCATCGTCATTGCCTGTTTCGTGTTGAAACAAGCAATTGTTTGAGTCGCTATTTATTCCAGCCGCTCGAGGAAACTCAACGATTCCTTCATCCAACCAAGCCGTTCTTGCAAGCTGTCCAATATTCCACGTTTGTTCTTGATAGTTGTATGCAACAAACCTATTGATAGATGTGGAGTCGGCAGAACAATAGAACCAACCAACCTCGTTGAACTGCTTGTTTACAAACGCGAATACTTGAAAAGCTTGGCCTTCATTTAAATCGTCAAATACATAAGATTTTACTGAACACGGAACGGGGGAAACGTTACCCGTGTATGTGTAGAAACCTTTTTTATCCATCCAGTAAACGCCAGACGGGGTGTTCACCGCGCCATTTGGGCTTATCAGGCTTACACCTTCGTTAATTAGGTTCAAACCAAAGGTAAGAGGAGTCCCAATAAACTGTAAGCTGTACAGTGCGACATCAGTCCATATCAACGTTTCTTGTCTTGCGCGAAGGCCACCAATGATCTCACTTCCAGCAGAGCATCTTAACGATCCAGCAGTGTTGGTTGCCAAAGGCTCAAACTCTATTGCATTTTCTTGATCTGAGAATGCAATCAATAGTGGGTCAATAGAACCTGTTCTTGCTGTGCCAGCAGCGTTTATTGGGTCTGCACCAAGAACAAGAACGTGTCTATCAATATCAGACACGATGACTTGCAAGCCTTTTGTAGGTGCTAAATTTGCGCCAGTGATGCTAGATAACTGCACAGCTCTTGTGGTCAAACCATCTGTTTTGTCCCAGTAATAGACGCTGCCGCCTCTTGGGTTTGAAACAAGATCCTCCCCAAAATTATCCATAGACCACAGACGCAGCTGATTAGAATCTGTAATTGAAGTTGTAGAACCCCAAGCGCCTGATGACCACGCGCCTACACCCCAGCCCGTGCCATCTACAAATACATCAAGTCCAGAGTTGATTTGATATGTGCCAACAACACTACCGCCGCCATTCCCAGTATCACTACCATTTGCGGTTACAGTATTGCCGCTGGTGTCTTTTGCCGTGATGGTAAATGTGCTGGTGCTGGGCACAGTTTGTATTTGATATTCTTGATTCAACACTGCAGCAATGACATTGCCGCCCAGACTTACAGCTCCAGAGAAAGTTACAAAGTCGCCTTCTACCGCGCCATGGCCAGTGTCTGTAACTGTTATGGTGCTTGAGCCGTTGCTTGCACCAAACGTCACATCTCCAGCGCTAGTTGTGCTTCGGATAGGTGTAATGTCGTTGTAGCTTGCGCCTTCTTGAATGTACAGCTTGTTCCGTGTGCCAAGGCCGAGTAACTTTGTGCCGTCGAGGTCTACCCATCCGTGCAACTTGCGACCAGTGCCTTCATAAGAAGCTTGTATATATTTCTGCCAACCGCCTATCTTCTCTGGCAAGCCTTTGCGAAATCTAACCAAGTTGCCATCAAACCAACCGCCTTCTGCAGTGTAGTCTGTGCCTTCTTTGTTGATGCCAGGGTTGAAGATAAACTTTTGCAAAGGCATTACTGATACTCCCCAGTTCGTATCATTTCAGTGACTTCTGTTGCACGATTGCCCACCTGCTGGCTCCAGCGGCTGTCCATGAATTCATCAGCGGCAATGTCGAACTGCTCGCGGGACATGGCCTCAACAGCTTTTACAAACCCTCGTAGTCTTGTAATGCCAAGATTGAAGCATATGTCGATCATAGCGTCCTGACGGGCTTCGTTAAGTGCTGCAAACCAGAAGTAGGTGTCCTCTAGCTCTTCACGCACACGGTTAACGTCATTGTTCAAAAGGTATTCTATCTCATCATCAGACAGTCCAAGACCAGATTCAGCAATATTGCGTCCAACCCCTATGGTTTCATAACCAGCAGAGCACATATAAACCTTAGAGCGAACGCCCTCGTGCCGTTTTAACATATCAATCAATTGATCTGACATTTACTTCTCCCGACTTACGCCTTGCACCTTTTCGTAGGATCTCATAGCGCCGAGACCCAACATTCCCATCATAACGGGGAC